ACGCCGGTTTGCAAAAGCCGAAAAAATTGCGATGGAGCGCAGGCACGTTTCGGAAGAATTAAGCTTGCTTGCCCAACTTAAACACAAAGTTCGGCAGGGCTTTTGGAACATCGAAAAATTACATAAGGCCGCTGCTAGCGACCACGTTGGCGCGATTGGTGACCGTATCGACATCGAAGCCACAGTCACCCATTATTTTTGTTTCGATGGATTTTACGGGACAACATACATCAACATAATTGCCGACGCCGACGGAAATATTTTTGTTTACAAGGGCGGCAAGCGGTTGGCTGAAAAAGGGGCTTCTATTTGCTTAAAGGCAACCATTAAAGAGCATGGCGAATATAAAGGCGCCAAGCAAACAATTATCAACAGACCAAAAGTGAAGGGAGAGTAAAATGTTAAAATTTAAATATGAATTTGCTGAAGAATTATTGCGTGATGTAATTCGTGACAGTGAGCGATTTGCGCGGTTTCAAATGTCTAAAAGACGCACCCCTGATCCAATTGTTGACCCAATGGCTTTGTCAATGTGGATGAAGGCTTGCGATCTTGGCATTACTTCAATGCTAAACGATCAGGTTCAGCACTACGCATATCAGTATTTAATATCGCTAGATGCAAACAATGATGCGCTGGATTATTGGGGCATTGACCCCGACAACCGCAGCGAGTGTTTTCCATACTACAAGGCGGCGGCTTAACGCCCCGCCGCAGGAGACTTGTAATGAATGACATTATTATTTCCGATAGCATGCTGACCACAACCAAGCGCGGCAAAACAGTCGGGGTGATCTATTACCGCGATTTGCAAGGCAGTTCCAGAAAAGCCATCACGCCTAATTGCAAAAAGGCTTGGAAAAAACGGCGTGACGAAATCCGCGATATGTTAAACGTCGGTATAAACGGCACTAGCAAACTTAGTTTTGAGGCAATAGCGGCGCAGGCGCTTAAAGAACGCAGTAAACTTATCGGCAAACGTAACGGCTTGCGCGAGGCAACTTATAAAAATGATGACCGGCACGTCAGGCGCCATTTACTTCCATATTTTGCGGGCAAGCAAATGGCGCGGTTTACTGTTTCTGATGTTAATCTGTTTATCGAAAAAATGCGCGTTGATGAGATTTCGCCAAAATCGCAACGCGGCATTATTCACACTCTAAGCCTTGTTTGCAAATATGCAGTCAACACCGGCATCCTTTTAACCAACCCCTGCACTAAAGGCGATAGACAGGCAATTAAGGGCGTTGAGGGTACGCGGGACGGATACCATGCAAATGAGGTTAAAGCCTTATTGCAGGGGCTTAATCGGCCTTATACAAAAGCCTTGTTTTATGTTGCGGCTTTTACTGGCCTAGCAGCTAGCGAGTTGCAGGGCTTGTTGTGGGATTGCGTTGATCTAAAAGCTGGCAAAATTTATGTCAAGCGCACTGGCTATCGGGGTTCATTGATTGATGAAACCAAAACGCCATTTAGATTGCGGGAGCTACCAATCGACAGCACAACAATGCGCGTGCTGCGTGAATGGAAGCTGCAAACGGAAACAGATTATTTTGTGTTCCCTAGCGCGCGTGGCGTCATGGCTGACCAAAAGCACTGGACAGGGTTGTTAAAAACAGTCTGCAAAAATGCAAACGTGGAATTTAAGGGAATAGGCGGCTTTAGAAAGTTTTATCACACCCAACAACTGCTAGCCGGCGTGCCGGAAAATATTAGAAAATATCGTATGGGACACAGCAAAAAAAGCCAAGTTGCAATGGTGCATTATACCGTTACAGATTTAGAGCTAGCGCAGCATCCCGCAGATATTGAAAAGATAGTGCAAGCGGTTTCATCGTAAAAACAAAACAGCCAGCGGGTAGTTCAACTCATAGAATGAACCATCCCACCGGCCTAGCTGCTATCGCAATGGCCTAACGGCGTCGCGCTTTCAGCGTTTTGGCATTTTCCAGACCCGCCACCCTTTTTCCCTGCGCATATATCTTTTAACGGGGCGGCTACCGGAAAACCTTATTGCGTACCGCAAGGAAGTTGCGTCCCTTTCATCCTTAAAAAAAACGCTATCACCATATTGCATGCGGCGTGCTTGATGCGACCAAAAACCTAGCGGCGGCGGTAAGGGTATTGAACTTTCAATTTTTAAAGGTTCCATTTATAAATCCTCCCATCTAACGGGCGCTTTCAATTTTGCTAAACATGAATGCCCGCATAAAAACTTTTTTGATCCTGTTATAATCCAGCCAGATTCTTCCAAATCGACAGCGCGTTTGCATTGTGCGCAAAATTCCTGACGTTTTATTTTCCGGCTAAAACTTTGTTTTTTAGCGCGATGCTTCGTGCGCACGCTTTAAAAACTCCATTGCCTTTGCGTACATTTCGCGCGGCGTCATATTTATTTGTGCTTCCTTATCGCCAATAACCAAGAGGCACCCTTCGTTGTTGGGAATAATTAACAAAGGATGCTCTTGCCTTTCATTTCTAGAAGGGGATGTCATCGTCGATTGGTTCTTTGGCAGGCGGTGCGGCAGGCGCCGGCGCGTCGGCTTTAGGTTGCGCCAGTTTTATTTTACCGACCTTCCACGTTTCAGATTTATCGCGTAAATCGACATAATAAGTTTTTCCATCAACAACCAGCTTTCCACGCCAATCGCTGTGCCAATCCTCTTGCTTGTTTTGGCTGTCGTCGTTGATGCTTATGGTCATGTCATCCACGCCATGTTTAACGTGCGGTCTATCTTCGGTCATGTTTGCTCCTTCGCAAGTTGATTAACGAGTTTTAATTTTTTATCAGCAAATAATTTTATAATTTGCTCACTTGATGGTTGGAGATGTCTAAACATCTGCTCAACCCCTTCAAGGGTTTTTGCCGCGCTTACAGCTTTAGATATTATTTGGACAACTTCGTCGTGATTTGCTGCGCTGCTCATTTTTGCGCTCAAGCTGTCAAGATATTTTTCGGCGGCTGTTTGTTCGTTACCACCATCTCCAACTGTTTTGATTTTGGGCAATGGAAAGGCGGATGCCTCGCCGGACGAAGGAGAGCGAACATCCGACAAGGCATCCTTACCAGCCGAAGCGGATGAAGGGAGGATATCATCTTCGCTTTTCGTTGCTGGCTTAGTTTTTTTAGGGGGGTCTTTTAACTTACCATTGGCTTCGCCATCATCGTCGGTTACGCCAACAGCCAACCCTAAAGCTGCATTAAGGCCATAGCGGCGGGCATAGGTTGAGGCAGAGCCAACTTTCTGCGAGTTAGTCCAATCGTCAACGGCTATAGGCCAGTCAGAAGCCGGCATTTGCTCGCCGCTAGTATGAAATATTATTGTGCGTAACACTTGCCCCCCATCGGCCTGTGCGATGCCTTGCCACCAAGATAAACCAAACGTCGCTGCTTCTTTGGCTGCATTAATTACATCACCAATATCAGCATAGTTTCCCCTGTTGCCTTTTGCGTTTTCCTCTAAACCGGTCATTTGTTTTTGGAACTGGTTAAGCGCTGTGATTATTTCCTTCATGTTTCAACCTCTATGCGTTTTGATTTGTTTTTTGAAACTTTGACTTTGATGCCATGACCAAACGCCTCAGATGCGTTTTTTGGGACAAGCTTTTTGATTTGTGTTTCAGCTTTTTTGCAAGCATCCATTGCGCCGACAGTTTGCACATAAACGTCAGCCCATTGCTTCCAATGCGGGTTGCCATCCATAGAAATAGGGACAGTTTCTTCCGGCGGAACCGGCGCCTCGCTGATTGGCAATTCAGTTGGCGCAACACCCATTTCCACACAACCCATAAAATAATTAGCCAGCCCGATAAGTTCGGCTTGGTAAAGCGGGTCTATTTTTATTTCGTGAAGGGTTGGCTCGTTGCCGGCGCGGATAATCGAAAGCAGGCCGTATGGACATTTTTTGCCGGTGGTTTCTTCCAGCAAGTAGGCGTTCCAATGTAGCTGCGGGCTATATTGTTTGCACAGGCGCGGGATAACATCGCGCCATTCCTCGCCAGTTATAGGCCGACCCATAGTATATTTAGCATCAATTACGGCTTGCTTGCCGCGATATTTTGGGACGGAGCCGTCCAGCGTGCAGCGCATAATCGGGTGTTTTTTACTAACTAACACGGCTTGACGGTTAATTATTTCAAACCCGTGTTTGTGCTGACACCACTCAAGGTTCAATTCCTCTGTGATATGCCCCATTAACACAGGCCAAACCATTGACAGATCATCAGGTTCTAATTCGCCGCGCTTGCGTAAATATAAATTGTGGATGCGTTCAGCATTACCAGATGTCAGCGTGTTAATATCGCTGCCGCCAACAGTGGTTAATCGCTCGTTTTGGGATTTAGTCTCTAACCGATATTGTGCAAAAAACTTTGGCACATCAGAAAAAGAGGGGGTTGGTTGTTGCTCATCCATATCCCCCTTTTACTACCGCGCATAAGCTAAGTCAAGTTTTATGCGCATAATATGCTAAAGGTCATATTTAACCATAACGATTTGGTCAACGCTTTCCACGTCGCGGCTAAACTCTATTTCCTCTTGTGGGTTAGTAGTCTCCACAACGCAACCAGCTTTGTCATAAGACAAAAGTAAACCCATAAAACCCCTACGAGCATTTTCAACTTTTGTGCGAACAATAACTAACGAACCGACCTTCGGCTCTATTGTTGGATTAACGAACGCTAAATCGCCGTTGGATATTTTGGGCGATAAAGCATTCCCAAAACAAAAGCTAGCATAAGCGCCATCAATGCCCTCTAACTCCGGCGGACAATCAACGCGCGACATCATTGTTTTTTTGAAGTTAAGGCCACACCCTTGAGAACATGGATAGCCATAAACCGGCATTTCGGTTTCTGTTTTAGGGAAGTCATTGTTGGCATCGACAACCTCCTCTTTTATTTGTTCCGGCGTAACATTTAGCGCTTTAGCAATTGCGTTTAGATGTTGACCAATCGGTCGTTTGCCACTTTCAATTCTGGAAAACTCGGCTTGGCCTACTGCTAAATTTTGAGATATGTCAACCTGATTTAATCCTTTTGTTCGGCGGAGCGCCCGCAAATTGTTCCGGTACATTGTTTCTTCCCTTATTTTTGAAAATACCTAAATTAACCTTTCGTCCTGTCGATTTTTGCGGTGGTGCATTGCTAGGGTTAGACCAGCTACTAACAACTAACCCCGCAAATGTTCCATAAATAATAAAGATCGAATAAACGCCTGTGTCAGTGTTCAAAAAATACATTTTGTACTCCCTTTTTAGAATAGATTACAACTGTTAGTTTTACTTTAACGCATATGCAAATAAAATGCAAATATGCGTATTTTATGCAAAAAGATTCTTTACTTTTACCCAACATTATGCGCAATTTATGCCTAACGGTAAAAACAATAGGTTGTAAGCAAAATGAAACTAAACCGATATTTGGTAGAGAACAGCGTGTCACAAAAGGATTTCGCGACGCGTTTGGGCGTTTGCCAAGCAACAGTTCATAAGTATCTTTATAAAAATACGATTCCAAGCGGTAAACGTATTATGCAAATTCACAAAATTACACAGGGCGCGGTTAGCGTTGAAGATTGGATTGAACTGCATGATATAGGTGAAGCCGTTGGGCAAAGCTAGCCGCGACAAAGGCGGGCGGTTTGAGCGCGAGCTAGTTAACACCGCTAAATCGCATGGCCTTGAGGCTTACCGCGTGCCGTTAAGCGGTGCGGCGGCTGGCTTTAAGAATGACATTCTTATAAAGCGCGGGCGTGAAACGTGGGAAATAGAAGCTAAGAAACGCGCAACCGGCTTTAAGTTTCTTTATGACAATATTGAGGGCGCCGATGTTTTGGTTGTAGGCGCTGATCGGCAAAAGCCGCTAGCGATTATGGATTACGAAGATTTTTGTGATCTGATTGGCGGCAAGATATGACCATTGCCCGCAAACAAAATAAGAAAGATTTGGAAGACTTGATTAGGCTTTGTGGCGGGGGGAGTTACAGCAAAGGGTTAAAAAGCGCATCCCTTTGGATCAATGTGCAAGACAAACACATCAGGCATTGGATAGACACAAACCAACGCATTCCCGACCATTGGTTGCCAGAATTGCAGCGCTGCGCAATTGTTAATGGTGGCAGGGGCATAGAAATCAGGATCGAAAATGAAAGCAGGGCTATGCGCAAGTGCCTGCGATGCCGCGCGCATTTTGATAGTGTGCATGTTGGAAACCGCATCTGCGACAATTGTAAAAAAACCCCAAATTGGCAAAAGGAAATAAACGGGTTTGAAGAACACGGGGTAAAAAAATGAACCCTGTGACCTTGACAAGTTATGAGTTGGCGCAGGCAGGGACAACCGGCTTGCTAAGAAACATAGCCGCGCTCAAAAGAGGTTATAAAAACAAAATTGAAGGCAGCAATTGGCAAACCCACGTTGAAGGGGCTTGCGGCGAGGTAGCGGTTGCAAAACTGCTTGGCAAGTATTGGGGTGGCTCCGTCAATACCTTTAAGTCTATCGGTGATCTGGATAGCACTGGTTGGGAAGTAAGAACAAGGTCAAGCCATAATTACGATTTAATAATTCGGGACGATGACGCTGATGACAGGGTTTATATACTGGTTACGGGTAAAGCCCCGCAGTATCAGGTTCATGGTTGGATAAAAGCTGCCGATGGCAAGCAGCAACAGTGGCGTAGAAATCATGGCGGTTATGGAGCCGCCTTTTTTGTGCCGAAAAGCGCGTTACGGCAGTTAGGAGAGTTAAATGAGCATTAAGGCAGTTTCTTGGGCTTTTGAACAAAAGCTTGATGACCCTATTGGCAAACTGGTGCTAATTGGCATTTGTGACCGCTATAACCCCGATGTGGGCTATGCTTGGCCTAGCGTTGCATGGTTGGCGGATGTTGCAGATTGCAGCCATAGGACGGCGCAGAACAAAATTAAATTGCTAGTCGAACTTGGTTTTGTGACAAAAAGCTATGTTAGGGAAGGTAATACAAACTTAAAAAACAGATACCGCTTGCCCTTATTTGAGGGGGGTGCAAATGGTGCAGGGGTGCAAGAGCTTGTGCATGAGGGGGGTGAACTTAGCGTGCATGAGGGGGCT